AATTACCTACTTTTGGAAGCATTGAAATGTCATTTAGTTGATCCAAAATCCTATCAACACCAACCAACGAATTAAAAAATCTTGTTGGTAAGTGAAAATTTTCTTCCGAAAATTGATTGTTTGGAAAGGCAGACATATAATTATTTTCGATTTTCATTTTATTTCTCCTTTTTAAGCGAGTTTATATTAAAAGTCTTCCCCCGAAGGCAGAAGTGTATTGGAGGAATATTTTACTTGCCTTTCCTCCAACTGCAAGTCCCATCCCGATGGGTTTTATATCTTTTTCTTAAAAGAACCTATTTGATACTTAGAAATCAACTCGTAGTCTGGTTTCTCTTTATATGAAAGAATTTTAATTTGATTAAGTGGAACAATATCATGCTCAATAATTTCAGGATTTTTTATATTTAAAAGCTCCCATTCTTCCAACAAAAATGCAATGGTATTTCTTCTTTGAATATCGTTTTCAGTAATATCAGAAGGTCTATTATCCATTTTAAATAATTCTTTAAAGTGCATTATAGAATACCTACCTCTTTTGTGTAGAATATGAACGCTTTGATATAAAATTTTATCCTTCTTACTCAAAACTCCAATTCTAGTTAAAGTCTCTTTTATCTTAAGAAATGATTCTTCATTATCTAAAATAACCTCAACTCCTAATCCTTTAAAAATGTCTTCTTCCATCATTACAAGATCTCCAAAATAAATAACTTTAAATAGTTTGTTAATACTTGTATTATTTATAAAGATTTAAATTTTAACAACACTACTTTTATCTAAGACTTTTCTTATATGGTTCAATTGATCTTCTGATATTAAATTTGATACTTCTTTAGCTTTTTTAAAAGAATAATTAAAATATTCCTGTATTAATTTAATATCATCATAAGAAGAACCAGACTTAATCCACTTTCTAAAAGGTCTTTTGTACGGTTTGATAGAATAAAACAAATAATCATACTGAAGTTTTTTATCCAGATTCTTATAAAAATTTAAATCTTGAGCGAATAAAATACAATCTATATGATATGACAATGCTCTATTAACAACAAAAGGAACATACTCATTTTCTTCTATATTTGAATGTAGTTGATATTTCTTAGTATCTAAAATAGAAGGAATACAATCCTTAAAAAGATCCATTATACAAACTCCACATCATTTGCAAGTTCTAACAAAAAACACATTAATTGTATTTCTTGATCAGCAACAAAAGAACTTTGAAATTGATATCTACCAACCAATAAAATTAGTTGGGGAATATGAAATGGTTTAACAATAGAATGCATTCCATCATATATCTTACGATATATCAAGCTAACATCATTATCAAGACTAGAAACTACCCATTCACGAATCTTAGTAATATCTTTATCTTTAAGATAAACAATTAGTTCTTTTAGTTGAATATCTCCTACTTGAGTAAGAATACCAACATCAATAGACCCATTTACAGAGTATCTCTGTAGTTCATTCAACACTCTCCTATTATCAGGAAAATATTTAGTTATGAAATTAGCAAGAACTTCTTTATTATATACAATATTTTCAAGATCAAGAATATTACAAACTCTCTTGAAAAACTGAGCCAATAGTTTACTCTTTTCTCCTTTATCAATACCAAAATTAATTACAGAGCATCTTGAATGAATTGGTTCCATGATCTTATTAGCATGGTTACAAGTCATAATGAAAGTGCAATTTTTAGCATATAACTCAAGAAAGCTTCTAAATGCTAACTGAAAGTTTCCAGTTGTAGCATCAAACTCATCAAGAATAACTACCTTTCTTCCTCCTGTAATAGAAACAGATGTAGCATATGATGTAATTTTAGTCCTTAACGTATCAATACCATTCTCATCTGAAGCATTAATAAAAAGATAATCACAACCAACATCCTTACAAAGAGCCTTTGCGATGCTGGTCTTACCAACACCAGCACCACCAACCAAAAGGAGATTAGGAATCTCCTTTCGTTCTACATATTGTCTAAAAGTCTTTTTTATTTTTTCAGAAAGAATGCAATCTTCAACGGTTTGTGGTCTGTATTTTTCAACCCAAAGAAAATCAGTATTATGCATAGTATATTAAGAATTAGAGTTAGAAGAAATACCTTCATAAAAGAGTTCAAACTCTTCATTTTCAGTTTGTTGTTCAGAAAAGTTTTGCTTATGATAAGTCTTAGCTATCTTGCGAATAATCTTCTTAGGAATCTTCAACTCATCATATACATGATCAATAATACTCTTCATAGTATCTTTCTGAGCCTCCATCATTGTCATAACATCAGACATTTCTCTGATACTCTTCTTCAATTTATTGAGTTCTTCTTCAGAAAAAGTTCCAAAAGTAGATGATACTGCATTTCCCATAATATAATCTCCTATTAATTGTATGTGCTGTTAGTTTCAAGGGTGATCCAATAATTAACCTTCCCATCTCTATCAGAGAACTTTGAAATTCCCTTTGATGAAATCTCTACCAAATAAGTTTTTGGTAGAATTTTAAGATGATCGCTTTTAAATATCAATTTAAATACATCTCCATTTGGATTACTATCAGGAAGAATCAATGTGTGTGTAGGTGCAGAATTTACTTCCGCATCAAACGAAACTAGTTTAATTTTATCACCATCAGATTCTACTGAAATGTTAGGAGACTGTAATACATTAGATGCTTTAATAATACGTTCAAAATCATTCTGATCTAATACAAATGAAATATCAGGAGATACAGAAGGTCGTTTCGACTTGTTGATGATCTCCTGATTTTTATCATCATATATCAAAGATGGAGCATTGTAAATATAGTTGATTTGAGATCTTCCATCAGAACCTTTAATAATAACATGTGTATCAGTAAACTCAAGATCAGCAGTTCCACCTTTAAACAGAGATATTACCAATAGAAAATTACTCAAATCAAAAATTCCAAAATCCATTGGAATATCTTCCTCAATAAAAGCTTCCGCAAGAATATTACGTTGTGCTGAAACTGAAGATACTACATTACCTTTTTTAAACAAGATCCCATTATTAATTGAAGAAAAATTCTTCAAAATTGTAAGAGTGTCATTAGAAATCTTCATCTTTTCTCCTTAATCATAACAAAAACACATGATACAGCATAAATCCAATTTAGTCAATCTTTAAGAGATGTGGCACTCAAAGCGTTAGTTTCTTCTATCCTCATTGACTTCCAACGTTCAAGAGACACAATAGCCTCTTGAACATCTTTTTCAATATCTTTATGTCCTCTCCCTCCAGCAACGAGCAATTTTTTAATTGCATGTTGAATACAAGGATCAGTTACATTAAAAATATCTAATACTCTATAAACATCTACATAATCATAAGGAACTTTTTTATAATAATGTGAATATTTTTCATTCATATTACATTTCACCAATATAATTAGCTACCGCTTGTAAATTTCCACTAAAGATATAACTACCAATATGAGACAACTGCATCCACGGAGCAATCCATACCTTAACTCCAATCTTTCTCATTTGATGACAATTGCAATAATCTTCTGATAAAGTTCTACGAGATTCTGGATCAATGAACACATTAAAGAAAGAACAAATTTCTCTTTCTCCACCAAAATGAGCTTGACCAACATGATCTGGCTTATACATATATTCTGGATATGCGTTTTGGAACTTTTCAAATACTTCTCTTCTATACATACAGAATCCAGTACCTACTTCAGAAACTTCCAAAGGTTCTTGAATAGAAAATCTTTGATTTCCACCAACTGGGTTAAATACCATCGAACCAACCAATTTAGGATATTCACTAACTGGAAGATCTTTATTTTTAAGAATAGCTTTATTAAGCTGTCCCCATTCAATAGATTTCTTCGGATAAGGTCCACCAATAATTTCCTTATCAAGAGCAAGCATTGCAACAATATCTTGTGGATTGAATCCAATATCAGAATCAATAAACATCATATGGGTACAATCTGAACGATTCAAAAATTCATCTGTAATATAATTTCTTGCTCTTTGAATCAAAGATTCATTAAATAAGAAACTGAATTTAACTTCAACTCCATATTGTATTAAAAGTGCTTGTAGATCCAAACAAGATTTCATAAACATACCGCAACATTGACCACCATACATAGGTGTTCCAATAAAAAGTTTCTTCTTTCTCAATTCTTCAGTTGAAATCTGAATTTCCATATTTTCTCCTATTACACGTTATAAAGTTCATTTTCTGTTCTGTTATACCATTTTCCTCCAACAACAGCAAAGTCGCTGGTGGTATCAACATATTCAAATACTGTAGATTTCTTTTGAAT